AATGTTAAAAATTAAATTTTGGAGAATCGAAAATGTATTGTTAATGCAAGTGTTGGAGCAGGGAAACGAGATTAAACGAGAGAATTTTAAATTTTGTGCGTCTAATGGGATTGAGGTTAAAAGTCTATGTAGACCAGAACTAATACCAGATATTATATATGTAAGAGGTTGTGAGGAAGAATATGATGACAATATTGTACCTTGTGAGTACAGTAATGCAGAAGAAGCAAAAGCAATGCTGGCTCGCTACATTGAAGCAGTCAAAGAATATAACACGTCCCTATTAAGAAAAAGTAATGACAAAGATGATATAGAGATAGAAACAGTTATTGCAGAATAGGTCAACAAATAAGGAGGATAGTTAATATGAAAGTAACGATTAATGCAAACGGTACAACCATTCAAGCTGAAATCAGTGAGGAACAACTGAAAGAGTTGGGACTAATAGAGGAACAGCCGACAGGATATGAGAGGGTTAAAAAAGGTGACGTGTATTATTTCAACATTACAAGAAGTGAGACGGTCGCCGAAGTGGAATGTAACAGAAGAATTGACGAAGGTCGTTATGACACAGGCAATTATTACAGCGATAAAACCATTGCCGAGAACAATGCTCGTGCAGACAGATTACTCCGTCAGCTAAAACAGTGGCAGGCACAAAATGACAAGGCTATTTCTATATCTGATTGGAAAAATGAGGGGATTATTAAATATTTTATTGCATATAACTATCGTTCCAGTCTATTTGAAATAGGAAGATGCTCTCGAAGAAGAGAACCAAATATTATTTACTTTACAACGAAAGATAAAGTGTCAAAGGCGGTTAAAAATTTTAGAGACGAATTAGAATGGTATTTTACTGAATACCAACAACGTCTTGATGAAGAATAAGGAGAGTGAACAAATGGGATATTATAGAGTGCGTAAAAATTGGAACAATGGTAAGTGGGATAGTTCACAAATTTGTGCATATACGGACAAGCAAAAAGCTATTCAAGAATGCACAGAAGAAAGGGTGCAACAGGGATATAAAGTGTTTGACCCAGATGGTAAAGTAGTTTATCCAATTACATTGGAAAAGCAAACAAAGGTATTGAAGAACGATGGTGTTATTCCTGACGACGAAATTGAATATTGGAATGACATATTTAATAGGAAGAAACTCGTTCACTTGGACGATTTGAATGTGATTATTAACCGATATTCTAAACGATTGAATAAAAATGAAACAAAGATAGTTTCGCATAATGGTATTTGTATGTTGAGAATACCATCAAATAGATTCCAAATTAAATTGGTTGATAAATCAAAGAGCAACTTGGACGAAGATACATATTTTAATCTTGGTTATTTTGCAAACTTCAAAGAGGACGGAATTTTCTTTACTTTGCCAGTGGCAAACCTTGTAGCCGACACAGATGAAAACACACTTTCATCGCCATGTTTGAAATGTTTGAAGGAACGAAAAGTCAAGGATAATAAGGTTTATTTCTATGCAAGTCAAAATGCGTCTAACCAGTTTAAAACGAAAGACGTATCTACGTTGATTATTTGTAACGATAATACAGTTTTTATTGATAAGTACAACAGCTTATATGATGAAGATGTTAAATATGCCGTTTCGGGTGCTCCGATTATAATTGATGGGTTAAGAGCAACAACAGAATATTTGGACGAAGGCTGGGATAACTCAATAGTTAGACCGACAGTTCATGGATTTCTTGGTGTCAAAGACAATTATATCTATTATTTTTACATTGAAACAAAGACCTCAAATTGTATCGCAAGTGGAGAGGTTTACGACAAAATTAAAGACTGTGGATTTTCAGATGTTATTAAAGTTGATGGTGGTGGAAGCTTCTATTGTAAAATCAATGGAGAAATTCAAAAGAGCATAAGTGAGAATAGGCAAATTAATAACATTGGTGTTGTGATGTAGAGAATTAAAAGGGGAATCATAAAATGAACGATGATATAGAATTGGTCAATGCTGGCGAGTATCTCGATAAATTGTATGCTTATATGTGTACATCAAAATTGTATTACTACGATATACAATATATGTTTTCGACAACTTTATTGGAATATCGGTTAAAACACAATATGACCCCAAAAGAAATGTCAAGTTATTTAGAAGTAACTCCTAAAATGCTTTCTAAATATGAAAGTGGAGATTACGATTTTTCTCTTTCTCAAATTTGTGATATATGTGAAAAATTAAATCTAAAACTTAGTCTTTCGATTATTGAAAATTAAACACAAAGGAGAATATTGTTATGATGACAAAAACTATGAAATTGTCGGATATAAAGATTTCGGATGCGTTTGCAAGAACTCATGTATCTGAAAGAAAACTTCAGAAATGTAGGAATTATTTTGATGTATTTGGAAAAGCCGACCGAGATATTGTACTTTCTTCAAATAATATTTTGATTGATGGATATATTATGTATCTCGTTTATAAGGAAAATAATATAGAGGAAGTTGAAGTTAAGATAAAATCTACTTATAGAGACTACCCAACGACTTATATTTATGGCAAACACGTCAATGGTAGTAATAAAGTGTATGTTTGGAGAATTCCGCATGATAGAAAATACAATTGGGATAAATTTGTTACGCTGATTGAACCTGGCGATATTATTTTGTGTAGAACAAAGTATGGCACACAAGCAATATCGGTTGCCGACATTCAAGTTTACGATAAATGTCCTGTAAATTATAGTGTCAAGAAAGTGGCTTGTTCATTATTTTGGAAAGTGACAGCAACAGCAGAAATGAGGGAGCGAGATTATTCATGTTCTGATAATACAAAAGAAATTGATAAAAATTTGAAAGATACATTGTAGAATTTAAAAGAATTAAGTGATGAATCAGCTTTGTACTCAACTTCTAATTTGATGAGAGAACTACAAATTATTAGAAATGGTTACGAAAAAGGAGAATAAATATATGAGCAGATGGACACATGTGGCGGCAATATTTAGAATAGACAGTATAGGTGAGATTTCTGACAATGAGATTATCGAAAAGTTTGGAAGAACAGTTGATTGGGAAGAGATGG